CCAATCCTTACTGGGCGCAAACGGCTATGGAGGGGTTCACTCCCACCTACGGGTCATACCTTCTTGGTGGTGGCCAGGGGGCTTTTGGGGACTGGCTAGGGCAGTCAGGCAATATGCCCGGTACCCCCGGGTATTGGACTGGGCAGAATACTGCGGGATGGGCAAATGCCATGGCAGCCTCACAGGCACTGTCTACTGGAGCGCAGACAGACGCGGTGGGGTACAACCCCAGTCAGATAGCCATGATGGGCCTTCTGACAGGTGAGAATGCCCGGACAAACACTCTTGCCATGGCCCAGGCTCACCTGGGCGGGGGCATTGGGATGGGAGCCATGGCCAGGGAGCGGGCTCTCGGCAGGCTCTATGACGTATACGGCGCGAGGGCCCGCTCCGCGACTCAAGCGCCTGGCGGGTTCTTGAACTGGCTAGGTGGCCAAATGGCGACACCTGCCTAGTTAGAAGCTTTGCCTTACCCAATAGAGGTGTACACCTAAATCATGGACGATTGGCTAGGTGACTGGAATACATTCCAGCTAGAAGCTTCGCCTGCTATGGCGTACTTCAGCTCGGCCCCTTTCCAGGGCAAGACTTCTGCGGCGTTGTCATCGCCCATGCAGCGGCAGTACTGGGGCGGCCAGTACGGCAACGTCATTAACCAGTACCAAGGTGCCATGGGGTCTGCCCTCAGAACTGGTACGGAGGCCCCGTCGTTTGTTGACTTCCTCCAAGACATGCCCTGGACGGAGAGGTATACGGCACTCAGCCCGTCTCTGCGTCCAGGTAGCTCCTTCAGTAGGTTCAGCCCCCAGACCCGCTTTATATACTGATGAGCGACCATGATCAGTATGCCTCCTGGTGGGGTGGTGTGGTACAGAGGTATCCTGAGCTAGGTATCAAGTGGGGGACTGACGCGCCCCTGAATGCACAGGGCAATCTGAGCGGCGAAGCCTGGGACGATTACCGAAGGCAGATGATCGGCAAGCCGCTTGCTAAAGACGAGATCCAGCAACCCACCGCTACCCCCACTGCTACCCCCACTGCCGGGGCACCTATGCTCGGTGAACGGGTGTCCTATCCCTCGTCGTTCTGGGATCCCTCCAGGTGGGTAGGCAAATGGCCCGAGGAGGGGGGGTTCGAGGAATGGCTGAAAACCAGCCAGGGCATATCCCCAAGGATTGGACGCGGGGTAATATCTCTTGTTTCGAGATTAATGCCCGGAGGTCTGGATGCCGAAAAGATTCTCGGAGAAGAGGGAGAACGCGAAAAGGAGGCCAGGGAAGAGTTCAAACAGATGATCTTCGCCCGGCCGGAGGATAAGCCCGGAGGGTGGACTCGTAGCATAACAGGGCTTGATCCCAGCCAGTGGAAAGGGATTGCGGCCCTCGGGGCGACGGAGTTTGCGCCAGAGGTTGGTGCGATGCAGGCGACGATCCGGGCAGTAGAACCCGTACAAGGAGTTATCGCGAGTACCCGACCCTTTGTAGAGCCGGAGGTGAAGGAGCGGTACAACGTCCATCGGGACGAGGGGCTCGATGTGGTTAGCGCCTATTCCGCAGCATATAGCGATGCGGTGGAGGCGGGGGAGATTCCCGGGTGGAAGCAGTTCATTATCGAGTTTCTTTCTGACCCGATTGAATGGGCCGTTCCCGGCGGGCTTTTCAAAACACCAGTAGTGGCTGGGGCAAAGGGAGCCACCAGGATAGCCAGGAAGCTGACTACCGATGCGGCCCAGGAGGCTGCCACGGCAGCCAGGCTTGCGGCCCGAGGAAGGAAGCCCCTGCCATGGGCCGAGGAGGCGAAGGAAGTCCCCATCGAACAGGTAGCCCGGGAGGCGGTGGAGGAGGTGCCCGTCGCTGCACGGGTAGCCGATGAAGCCCCTATCGTGGTAGGGCCTGCTGCCGATGTTCCTCCCGCCAGGCCATTCACTCTCATTCCAGATGAACAGGGTCAAGTGGTGCGGTTTAATGATCGAGACATTGTCTTAGTAGAAATGGCCGATGGTGTACAGCAGCCATTCTATCGCTCAACCGGGCGTAATAGCCGTATGCCAGGCCGGTGGTTTCCCTTCGACGGGATAATGCCTACTGGCCCCATAAAGAACTGGTTTATCAAGGATATGTTTGCTGAGGGCATTTATGGGGATCGGGCTAATCCCTTATATCGCTATGGCGGGAGGCCAGAGCTTAAAGAGATTGGCGATCAACTAGGTCAGGCATCCATCCCTAAAGGCAGGGAGATCGCTGACAATGTTGACGTTAATAAGTTCCTTCGTAAGCCTACGTCGATAGAAGAACTCGCGAAACAGGCCCCCACCCCCGCACGGGTAGCCGGGAAGGCGGTGGAGGAGGTGCCCGTCGCCGCACGGGCTGCCCCCACGCCAGACGAGGTCACTGAGCTAGGTCGCTTGAACAGGATACTTACTAGGGACGAAACAGCTCTTACCGATATCCTTACCGATGTTGAGTATATAGCTAGGTTCCCCGGGACTAAACCTAGATCGTATTCTATGCGATATCCGGGCCGTCAGCCGGGCAGCCCAGGATATAGACCTCCCCTGGTACGAACAGCAGCAGACCGGGCTGAGGATATTGTTGATGCCAAAGATGCGGTGAGGGCTGCTAAAGAAGAGGTAGCTAGCGCAAAGAAAGCTGTTGATGAAACAACCGAGTATCTCAATCAAAATCAGGCTCGATTATTAAAGCAGGGCAAGTCTGGCAAGGAAGAGATCGCATCCCTCAAAGAAGACATAGCAGGGGCTAAGTCCAATCATACCAATGCAAAGAACGATCTGATAGAAGCGAATGTAGACCTAAAGCAAGCCAATAGACCTACGGGATATACAGCCGAGGAGAAGGCTTATATAGCTGCGGCTGATAAGCTCGATGTGGAATACCCCGCGAGTTTAAGGGCGAGCATACAAAGGACGAAGGGAGACATCGCTGCGCTAGAAGCCAAGGCTATACCCACTGCCCCCGCCGCACAGATAGTCGATGTCCCCGTCACCCCTGCCGCACGGGTAGCCGGGGAGGGCCCCATTATCGAGAGAGGTGAGGGGATTAGTAGCCTACCCCGCACGGCCTACGAGGCCAGGACAGGGCAGCAGTATCCGGGGCCGCAACCTGGAGTGGCTAATAGAATGCGCCTAGCGCAAGGGGAGGATTTCGCAAGAGGAAAGCAAGCTCTGAAGAACCGTATGGATCTTGAGTATCGTGTTAAAAAGTCCCTTGACCCAGAAACTAGGCGTGTGGCTGATGAATTTTTAGATATGCTACCAGACCACATGGTCGAAGACCTTGGCTCCAGCTATCTCAAACGGATAGCAGAAGGTGATGTTGGGGGTACTGCAAAGACAGGGCTTCTTACAGAAGTCGGCAGATATGAGCCAGACATCGCTCTTATAAATATATTCAAGAGGCTGGTCAGCGGTAAAGTAGCCGGTTCTGAGAGGGTAATCGTCCACGAGATTGCCCATCACCTTGAGCAATTCGTTCCTTCAGCGGAAGCAAGGAAGCTCGTATCCCAATTTAAAAAAGAGATGTCTGATCGTGGCCAGTCTATTATCGACGAGGTAACGGAACTCAGGAAGAATAAGGCTGCGGAAGGACGAGCCGTAGAGGCCAGGCAACGAGCGGAGAGGGCGTGGCCCCTAACCCCAGAGCAGCAAATCATTCTCCCCCAAGAAGTTAAGCCGTTGACTGGCGCAGATCAAAAATTAGTAAGGGATAGCTACCGCTACACCAATTTCCAGGAATGGTTCGCGGAGGTTATAACGGATAAGGCACTCAGGGATATCTTGATGGAAATCCCAGAGAAGCGAAATGTAATCCAGAAAGTGCTGGATGCTATTAAGGAACTTGCTACCAGTGTTTATAGGACGCTTCTCAGGCGAGGAGCCAGTCGTGATGAGGCTGAAAAGGTATATAAGAACTTAATAAATAACGAGTTCGACCCCGCTAAAAGGCGGTCACTTTACGAAGATATAGTGGAGGAGGCTCCCGCCCCCCCTCGGGGCCCCGTCGCACGGGTAGCCGGGGAGGCGGCAGAGAGGGGCCCTGTCCCCGGTGAAGGCCTCCCTGTCTACCTGGCTGCCGCTGATGAACCTATAGAAGGCGTGAGGGACATCGGGGTCAGGACGATTAGGCCCACTAGTGCTGCCAAAGCCTTCCCCCGCACGGACGACCTCCCCCGCCGGGATCCAACCCCCCCCTCTCGGCCTGTAGAAGGCGAGGGGCCTATATCGATCAGTGACGAGATCCTTAGCCAGACCTCCGGGCATCCCCTAGACGAGTTCATAAGGACGGAGCGTTCAGGGCTGCTTTCAAATAGACAAAGTTCTCTTCATAAGCTTATCCGAAGCGTAAACCTCGGTGCCCCTTCCGAAAACATGAGATGGTGGCAGGCCAGGTGGAAGAAGGAACTGGCCAATGAGCTGTTCGGCGATACCAGTGCGAGAAGCCTTAAAAGAGTTGACGAGTTCGTAGAGTTCTCCACTGCCCGGCGAGAGCTATTTAAGATCGAAAGCTGGGATGATCTGAAGAAGGCTGTGTCGCAGCGTAGCTGGCAACAGCGGCTACGCGACCTGAACAAGTACTACGACTATGACACACAGCAGGGCAAGTGGCTTATCAATGAGGGCAGGCCACTAGACCCTTCCGTGCGCGGCTACAAGGGGAGGCTAGCGGAAGGGGCGGTGTCCAGGCTGATGAACGCCGTGTCCAAAACCATCCCAGAGCCCCCCGAGAACTTGACGCAGGATATAAACTATCAGGATTTCGTGAGGCGTGGTGGGATCCTTTCGGATTGGTTTAGGGAGACGGATCATTCAATAGTCCAAGTGCGCCTTATCGACGATATGCGGATAGCTATCAAGGAGATGGGGATTACTGATGAGATAGCCAACGGGACTTGGAACAGAGACACGGACTCTCAACACATCATAGAGCGGGCAATGCAGAGGTACGAGGGTGCTGTCCAGCGTATGGAGGACTATACATCAGAGATAGAAAGAGTAGGCACGGAGGATCTTATAAAGAGCGGGTTAGCGGACGAGGCGGGCAACTTCTCCGAGGAAATGATCGGCGTTTCAAATACGCTGCCTGGGTGGAGCAGGATAAAGCCCGAGTTGTTCCCCGCTGGGACGCTCCCTGATAGCCCGGGCCGGGTGGATCTTATCCGAAGGGCCTTGCATGACGCGGACAAGTGGTTGGAACCGCTCAGAGAGCTAGATAGGACTTTATACGACTCCCCTGTTCTTGAAAGACATTACTGGCAGGCAAAGTATCTCACCAGGTTTGAAGAAGCCTTTCGGGTGGCGGACGATAGCTTTGTGACTACCGTGGACGACTACTTCAACCGGGGCTGGAAGCTTGATCCGGGAGCCTGGGATAGGTTACGGGCCCATGAGAAGAATATGTCACGGGGCTTAGGCCAAAAAGCCCCGTTTAAAATGGCAAGGAATGATCTGCCTTACGAGGACATGCGCTCCCTGGGCTGGACTCCTTACTCTCACAATATCTATAAGCAGGCGATGTTCTCTGCTCGTATGGGATTGCGGGATCGGCTAGGGATTCAAATACTGGACTTGCTTCAAGATCCGACGCTTGAGCTGGCCAAGAAAGTAGATATACACGGGCTTGAGTATAGCGAGTTGGTGGAAAGGGGCTGGGGCGTAGTAAGGAATATGGGGAACGGGTTGAAGCGCGATAGGTTCCTGGGAGCTTCTCATAAATTTGGGAAGGTGGTCGAAGAGACCAAGGGCGGCACGGAGACCGTCAACAAGAAGACCTTAGTCTGGATGTTCCCGAATCCCGTAGCTAAAACTCTGGACAATATGTTTGGCCCGCCTTCGCATGTCGAAAATATAATGAAGGCTGAGATCAGGCTGAAAGATGTTCCTTTTGTGGGGAGGCTGCTGCCTAATTGGGCGTTCAAGGGGGATGATCTGATCTTCATCCCCAAGAGATCAAAGCTTTTCGGGACACTGTTCCAGCAGTCAGACTTCGGCCGTAGGGCTTTTACTGGGGGGTTCCAGGGCCAGACCTTTCGGCTACTCAGGGGCATGGAGCTACTGGGCCAGAGGAACATTGACGAGGGGTTCAGGGAGCTGTGGCTTTCTGTTTACGATGTACGGAGAATCCCTCAGTCCTGGTTCAAAATGGCCCGTGCGAACGTCTCGCCTGCTTACCGGGCGCAGCTTAAAAGGGAGTGGACTTCTACTGATTCCTGGTTTGCTCCAGAGCAAATAAAGGCGAATCCCGCTCTGGCGAAATTTAGCTGGGCTGGTTTCAGGGAGCAGGGGCTGCATTTCTATGATTACAGCCTGATACCCAAAGACGATATACCCGACTTGATGAAGGAGATCGTGGATGAGGCGTGGCTTTCAAAGGGGTTAAAGGCCCCTGTCAAGCTTATCTCAAAGGCCGAGAAGCTTATGCGGGAGGGGCTCTTCGAGGGGCTATATCCTTCGGCCATCATGCATGATGTGCGCCATAACATATTCCCGATATTCCACGGTATGCATCCCGACATGGCCCCCGAAGAGCTGATGGCCCTGGTTGCCCGTGAGACCAATCTTAAATGGTCTACCCTCCCTAAGTCGCAGAGCGTGATGAGGGGGTGGGTGAAGGATACGGCCACACGGACGCTGTTCTCCATAAACGAGCTGGAGACAGGTGTACGCTCGGTCACCCGTGTAGTCACAGGGGGAGGGCTCCCGGGCCCTCGTCTGAGCGCAGCAACCAGGAAGTTTTGGATAAACCACTGGATATCATTCTTCCTATCTACGGCGCTCCTCGGCAACCTAATCCACTTCATGTCTACTACCAGGGCCAAGAAGGACAAGAACGGAAGGATCACGGGTGTGGACTGGGGGTCGGCTCTCCCGTTTGGCAGGTATATGCCATGGGAGCGCCTGGCTGGAGGGACGGTAAAGAAGCCTTTCTCCTGGTTAAATTACGGGTATAAGTCTGCTTTCCTAGCCCCGGACATTCCTGTCCCAACGAGGTCTGGAGACCTGGCGTTGCTCGACCTTATGATTCAACAGGACACTTTCTTCAGGATGACAGATGTCCGAGATGGTTTTCCTGTTTGGGGGTTTCTCAACGACAGGATGGGCACTTTGCCCCGGACAATTCTTAACCAGGGATTCTCGTCGGACTACATGGGGCGTGATATCAGTGAGTACGGGATACTCCAGCGCACCTTCCAGGCGGCCTATGACGGCTTCGCTCCTATAGGGGCAGGGCACTTTGGCCTGGCCATGGTCAGGAAGGCTTACAAGGACAAGGAGTTCCCTAAGCTGTTCACGTACCCGTTGGTGCCCGAGGGGGCAACCGTGGCCGATGTGACCCCTTCGGTAGAGGCACGGCTAGGGGGCTGGAAGCCGCTGGGGCTACAGGCCCTGGGGTTCAACGTCAAGGCTGTCAATAACCAGGAGCTGAAAAACCGCATGGTGGTGAAGACCTTCGGGGATGGTGACTACCCGGGGTATGAAGAGATATCACTGAATTCATGGGATAAGCTACGCAACCATTCTAGATCTGACGAGTTGGCCAAGGTTGTCTTCGATGATCCGGTGAACGCGGGAGAAGTCAAGGAAATGAAAGAACGCCAGGAAGAAGGCGTTCGCGAGTGGTACGATGACTTCGCCAAATATATATCTAAAAGAGCAGAGGTCTATGCGGAATACCGAGGCAAGGAAGCCGCGCTGGTAGAGGAAATGGCGGGTATGCTCTTTAACCCGGGCGACAATACGGCATGGGATCCCGCGCAATTTCGGACGGCGCTCAGACAACAGAACTTTCAGCGCCGTGCCAAGCTAGATGGGCTGGAGCAAGCCTTTGGCACCGACCCCACCACGCTGGCAAAAATCGAGGAGCAGAAGAAAGAACCCGACAAAGGCGAGAAACCCGTGGAGTGGCTAAAGTGGCGCTGGCGTACATTACGGGCAGAACCTGGTATATATAATGAGGTCACCAACAAGACTAATTATCAAAAGCTTAACGCCGAGTGGGCTAAAATTACTGCTGGATGGGAGCCTGACCAGCTAGAAGCCTTTGAAAGCTGGCTGCACATGGCAGACCACCACCCCTTTGTAGGGCAGTACTATGGGGCCCTGGAGGTTTTGTCTGATAAAGGATACTGGCGAGACCGGCCAGCAATAGAAGGGCCTAGTGATATATTCAGTCAGACCATGGGGTATCTGGTCTCCATGTACCCGAGTATAGACGCACTCGGCGAATGGGGAAAATATCTTGATGCATCTCCCAAGGAGAAGGCCAGGTTAAGGGGCATCACCCCTCTCCCTGGAGAGGATCCTACAAGAGCCTGGGGGATCAGGCAGGTCATCAAGTTCATGGAGGATGCCAAGAAGAGACATCGCGATCAACTGCTTGCCAGTAACCCGGATCTGGATGAAATCAGGGTTATGTGGTTTGGGTCACGGCCAGTGCATTACCAGAACAAAGATCTTTTTAATAGGCTGTATCGACAAGCAAGTGTGCCACGGTAAAGTAAGGAGGATAGGATGGTTACAGAGAATCAAGAGCCGCAAGCAGGCCCGTCGGTAGCCCCCCCAGAGGAGAGTGCGCCCGCACCGGAGAACCCGATCCTGTCGGAGGTCGATAGCTTGAACAATGCCCCCGAGGTGGATACCTCGGAGCCGGTGGCAGAGACCCCCGCAGAGGGCGCGGCCGCCCCGGCATCACCGGAGCCTGCCCCTGCCCCAGTCCCACCCGAGGGCTCCCCGGAGGGTATGCAGTACAACCCGCAGCAGATAGCTGAGTTGCAAAGACAGGCCCAGGAGTACGAGTCGGTCAGGCAAAGGGCCCAGATGCAGCAGGAATCCCAGCGGTATCAGCAGCAGCTTGAGAGCAAGGGGTACATGCCAGAGCAGGCCGAGGAAGCTGCCAAGCAGTACACGCAAACTCGCCAGATACAACAGAACCTGATGAAGAAGGCCGAAGAGTACGGCCAGGTGATCATGGCGAAAACGGCTGCGGCAGAGCATTTCGCCCAGAAATACAAACTGGACATGTCCTCTTTAGCTATACTTAGGCAGGCTGATTCGGCAGAAGTCATGGAGGAAATGGCTAAGAAGGTTGCGGAAGACCACAACATTAGAGCTGAACTTAACCAGCTACGGCAAGCACAGGTGCCGCCACAGCGTTTTGATAATTCTCAAGGAGAGCCCCAGGTGGCGGCTAATGACGCTAGTTGGCTTGATAGGTATAATACTGGTGATAGATCGTCTAATGCCCTGGCAGCAGCCAGGAGGGCAGTAGGACTGAATTAAATAAGGAGGTCGTGATATGGCTCAGGCCGCGACAACGGGTAATCTAGAAAATGCCCAGCGCATAATCATTGCTGCTGCTCGGTACACCGAGGAGCATAATGCTCCTGCTCTAGCTTTGATAGAGCAGTTCAGTCTCCCGAAGGGATCGAAGCAGGTGACCGTGCCCAAGGTCGGCCAGATGACGATAGTTGACCTGACAGACGGGCAGGACATCATAGACGAGGAAGACATCGGCATGACCACCGTTGACCTTACGGCCTCCGAGGTCGGGGCCAAGGTGATCCTCACCGATAAGCTCGTCAGGCAGTCGGCCGTTAACGTCTTCTCCATCGTGGGCAGGCAGCTTGGTGACGGTATGGCCCGGAAGAAGGACACCGACGTACATGCGCTGTACTCGGGGCTCAATGGTGGAACTTCCCTGGGTACGAGCGGTACTACCTTCAGCCTAGCCAACGTGGCAGGGGCGATAGCCTATGCCAAGGCGAACAAGTTCGGCACACAGCTTTACATACTCCAGCACCCGAATGCGGTATTCGACATCGCCAACACGGCGGTGACCGCATCGGCTACATACCCGGTGCCCAAGGGCTGGTCTGAGGACTTGCTTGGGGAGTTCTTCAGCGGGCTCAGGCCGCTCAATGGCGTACCTATATTTGAGGATGGCAACCTAGACAACTCAACTGCGGCGGCTACTGTTGGTGTCCTAGCCGACAAGTCGGCCCTCGCAGTCCTCAAGTCTGTAGACACCCGCACTGAGCGTCAGAGGGATGCCTCTCTCAGGGCCACCGAGCTAGTGATGACCGCTGACTACGGCGTGTTCGAGCTTGACGACAGCCGTGGCGCTGCGATGACGTTTGACGCTAGTGCGCCTTCTACAACCGCGTAGGCGCTGGAGGATATCTTGGTAACGACGACTGAGCGCCAGCGGATGAGAACGGAGCTGGTATCTGAGGGATACGCCTGGGAGTACATTGACGAGTGGCAGCCCAAGGCGACCCTGTACCGCCATACTCCGGGGCTGAACGTTGAGGGTGTACTGGTGTCCCCGCTGGGGACTCCCATAAAGGGTGTCCCCGGGAATCCTGATTATGTGTTGAGGAAAGCCCGGCTGGGTATGCTTCCGTACCCGCCGGGTGACACCTGCGAGTGCAGGTGGTGTGTTGCCCGCAGTGGCGAGGCAGGCACCGTCACCGAGACTGGCGAAGACGCTACTGGTCAAGAGCCGGTAGATTGCCAGGAATGCGGGGAGACGGTGTATGCATTGACCAAGGCAGGCGCACTGTCGAGGCTGCGTGTTCATATGAAGACGCACCAGGGAGACGCATAGCTGTAAAGATTGGCCGAGGCTATGCGTGGTAAACTTTATCGGCTGGTCGCAGGACTTAGAGCCTGCTCAAATAGCAGACCTTAAAGGAGGTCAGGTATGGCGTTCCCACTGACGTTAAATTTGTCTTATGGAATGGAAAAGACAGAGACTTCTGACCAGAGACAGAAGCTGGGCACAAGAGCATCTACTCCAGACGGCAGAGTATTTTACTATGCAAAGGTCGGCATTGCCATTTCTAGTGCAGGGATGATTGTAGATGCCGCTACAACATTTACTGAAGCTAACCACGACATGGACTTAACACTAATTTTGGCCCATAGTGCTGGCGATACAACGATCAGCTTGGAAGTGCCAACTACAGACCTAACCAAAGATCGGTACGCAGACGGATACCTGATGTTCAATGACGGCCCCGGCGAAGGCGAGGTCTACCGAATCAAGTCTCACCCCGCCCACGATGCGTCTGACGACAACACGGTCATCGTCACCCTTGATGAGCCAGACGGCATTAGAACCGCTCTGACCACCGCTACAGAGGCACAGCTAATTGAAAATCCTTATTCAGGGGTGAAGCTCTGTGACGGTGACGGCACAATGGAATCTGGTGCGCTAGGCGTAACAACTATACCTATGACAGCCAGTTACTATGGTTGGATACAGACTGCTGGTATAGGTAGTGTAGCTATTGGTGCAGCGGTAGGTGTTGTTGGTGACGGGCTACAGATTTCTCAGGCATCAGGTGAATCTGGACGAGCAGAACTCTACGACCTTTCTGGTGAGGATGATATCCAGTCTATAGGCACTGCGATTGTTATCCCGTCAGTAGACACAGACAAGCAAGCGTGCCTTTTGACAATTAGGTACTAAGTGACCACGGAACTCTGGACTCCCACCGGGGTGACCTCTACGGGGGTTGTCCCGGTGGGGCGTAATGCCGAGACCGGGGGTGGGGTATACAAGCACACCTTCCGGGTGCATGACGAGGTGACTGGTCGCAGGCAGGAGTTCCATGTCTTAGTAGACGACACTACGTCCGTGGCCCACATAGAAGAGATGGTGGGTAATGCAATGGAGAGCTGGCTTATCGATGTGAGGATGCGGCACTCGAAGCCAGCCCCGACCCCGTCACAGCGCAAGGAGATCGGCAAGATTCTGGACGATATCAGGATCAAGGCGATCAAGCGCAAGGGGAGTACGAACAACAAGATATACTACAATGGCCTACGATAATGGAGGCAGGACATGGCCGACACGCAGATCGATATAACTGAGGCTGACCTTTCAGTGGTAGTGCATCAGAAGGTTAACCAGTGTACTAACCTGGAGATCCGACTGGCTGCACTGTACCGAACGCTACAGGAAAGGGACACCCAGATCGCAGAGCTTGAAGGGCGGCTCAACGGCAAAGGAGAACAGGATGCCGAGAGTAGGTAAGAAGAAGTTCGCCTACACAAAGAAGGGCAAGACTGCTGCTCAAACCTATGCCAAACGTACTGGCAAGAAGGTCAGTTCTTCTAGAAAACGATATTGATGAGGAGTAGCTATGGCCATACTCCAGGGACGCACTCGGGCGCAGCTACGCCAGTCAATCGGGTATAACCTCGGTGCAATATATGTCTCTTCTGCTAGCACTGGAGGCACAACCACAACACTTGTAGATGACACCCTGGTTGGGGGAGACGATAACCACATTGGCAAGTGGGTCATCTTCAACGATGCCTCTGCCTCTACGGTAGAGACCAGCAGGGTCTCCGACTACACATCCAGCTCTACCACCCTCACGGTATCCCCGGCCTTTGCCCTGGCCCCTGCGACCAGCGATACCTACGAGCTATGGGATGACATCTACTCTCCAGCGCGGATAGACGATTTCATAAATCAGGCTATCCTCGATGCTACCGGCCATGCTTACGACCCGGTAGAGAAGCTCGACCTCCACACCGATGGCACTATCCAGCGGCTCGACATACCGTCTGGGCTTTCCATGATCCAGAACATCTACTACCGGCGCAGCGTAGGCTTCACCAGGCTCCATGCCTGTGCTACCACATTTGATGAGACAACGGACGCTGAGTTTACTCAGGCCCTGGATACGAAAGATAAAAAGCAGGGTAGCCAGTCATTGAAAATAACCCTGTCGGCATCTGCCGAGGCAGATGATGTTATTGCTGATTCTATAACCAGCGTTAACTTATCTGGGTATGACACCGTTGAGATGTGGGTTAAGAGTACAGTAGCTACTAGTGCAGGCAATCTCAAGCTACACCTTGACTCTACAACCATAACTGAAGCTACGGCCCATGCGTCAGAGACGGATGAGGCTCTTTCTATTCCTGCTTTATCTGCGGACACATGGACATTCATAAGGATGTCCCTTGGCAATCCCCAGAGTGATACAGCCATTGTGTCGATTGCACTGGAACAGGATGCTGACCTCGGGGCCTGCACCGTCTGGCTTGATGACATCAGCGTGGTCAAGAACGACTCAGCTCAGTGGGACAAGCTCCCTCGCAATCTCTGGAGGATAGACAAGGAAGCCCAGGACATAGTTCTGGACGACTACGCTCACGGCATGGCCCGGTACAATCTGCTCAAGCTCGTAGGGGGGGACAAGCCAGCCCTGTTGGCCACGGACTCGGTCTCCTCTGAGATAGACGAGCAGTATATAGTTGCCAGGGCTACGGCACTGGCCTTCGCTTCAGCTTCCGGGGGGCCCAACACGGATCCAGATAACAAGAACAACATGGCCGGGTTCTGGATGGGCATGTCTGCTTCGGCACGGCGGGCATTCCCTATGCTGACTGATGTGCGGCTGGTGCAGTAATGGCCGCCAGGGTAACCGATGTCAATGAGATCTCCCTCAACGGTGTTTACTACCCCCTAGAAGCACCGGTTCAGAGCGCCCTTGCATCCATATACCCCGGCAAGATCGTCATCGGGGACACCACCCGGGACTCCCAGGCCCGCATGTCTATCATCGCCTGGTCTAACTTCCAGGGCGGCATTGGTGCCAACCGCATGGAGGGTGCCGGGGATGTCGGCAGGGCCTGGTGGTCTACCTGCCAGCTCAGATACCGCAACCACCTGGTTCTACCGGGTCTGGCAACGCAGACAGCGGCCGTATCTCACGGTCTCGGGAAGAACCAGATAGGTGCCATCGGTGAGCTGAGTGACTCTGTCTATGCCGTGTGGAACGGCACTGCCTCAGAGAACCCCCAGATGTATAAGTACAACAATACATCTGATACGTGGGGCTCGGCCCTCACCCATAGCATTACAGACCAGGTAACTGACACGATCACCTGGACGGCCCCCAACAGCACTACCTACCTGGTCTTTGCCCACTATGACAGCAACGGCTCGGGATACTCCTACTCGTCCAACGGCACAAGCTGGACTACGGATACCACAGACTCCAAGTTCCTGGCTACGTGGGACGACAGGCTGTGGGGGATAGATCATACGGGGCAGCTATGGTGGTCTCTAACCATCGGCACCGAGGTCAACGATGCCAAGCTCCCCCTGCCTGACGGGTACGCCACCGGGATGTTCGTTGCCAGGGATGCAGGTGGTGAGCCGATCATATATGTCTCGACCAAGAAGGGGCTCTTCGCCCATGACGCGGCTAACAGCAGGTTCGTAGAGACGCAGCTATTCCTGCCGTTCCACCCGGATGCCGGGAAGGGTGCGATGCGCTGGAGGGACAGCGTATTTGTACCGTCTGGCCTGGGGATATATAAGTACATCAACGGGGCCGGTGCCGCAATAGTCACGATCATGGGGCCAGACCGAGATGACGGCCTGCCTTCAGACAAGCGTGGTTCAATCAAGAAGATGGCTGCCACCCACAACGAGCTGCTGGCGGCCGTAGACGCAACGACTGCGCCCAACATCACAAGTGGGGATTCGATCCCGTACCAGTGGCTGGGGCACCACGGCTCAGACGTTATTGACCCGGACACCGGGTACAGCTCCATACTGGGCTGGGACGAGCGTGGCTGGGAGACCAAGTGGCTCTCTTCCACGGAAGGTCGTGGCATAGACTCCATGACCGTGAATAACTCCTACGATGACTATCGTGTGTGGTGGGGATTTGATGACAGGGTCTACTACATGACCATGCCGTCGAACATCATCAACCCCTCCGAGGTAGCGAACTTTGCCTATGCAGAGTCAGGAGTGCATGAGACCCCCTGGGTCAACGTGGGGCAGTCAGAGGTGGACAAGCTTGCTCTCAAGGTAAAGGTCGAGGTGCAGGGCACATCATCGAACGAGACCGTTGCCGTACATTACGCCACTGATTACGATGAATCGTATGAATCACTGGGCACTATCAGCTCTAACGGTATCACCACCTACACGTTTGGCTCCGGTGCGGGCACCACGTTCAGGGCTATCAAGTTCAAGCTTACCTTTGCCCGTGCGTCTGGTGTCGCCTCTAAGCTGCTGACCCCGGATGTGGTCTCGTTGACCCTGGAGTTCCGCAAGAAGCTTGAAGCCAAGTGGGGGCACCAGGCAAGGGTGAACCTGAACAAGGCGTACAAGGGCAAGCCCTCTAAAGATCTGCGATCCTCCCTCGTCAGTGCGATAGAGTCCAAAACCCTGGTGGAGTTCACGTTCCGAGATGATACCGGGGGCACTCGTAACTACTACGTCGATGTGGTGTCGGCTACGGGGATCGAGGGGACAGGCTATGACGAGCGGGGCGCGTCCGTAATAAATCTGGTGGAGCCATGAGATTACATGCGAACAGATCAAGGGTGTCGACGGCTGGTACGGCAGTGGCCCTCTCGGCCGCAACCGGGGCCCCGGACGCGAACAGCCGGGTGCTGTGGATCAAAGTCTCTGCCAGAACGGGCAATGGCAACGTGGTATATTTCGGGGACTCAACAGTATCAAGTACCCTGGGCTATGAGCTGTCGGCCAATGACAGTCTGGAGTTGAACTTCAGTGACGCTGGCGGGTCTGTCCTGCTGGGCACCCTCTATGCCGACTCTGCGGCCAACAATCTAGACCTGGACTGGGCAGCTATACTGGAATCGTAATGCCTACCAGGAAGATGGCTGGCCAGAGAGCGCAGGCCCCGAGCTGGTGGGCAGGCACTGGGCCCGAGTGGACGCTGTATGCATCGCTCCATGAGCTGGGCAAGGTAGCCGAGCGTGACTTCGTTTACCAGGGGAGAAACCTTCCCAGGGAAGGGGTGGCCTTCCGCTTCATGTCCCCGTCTGACCTGGCTATAAATGTGATAGGCTTGATGCAGACTTACGCTACGGGAGTGGACAACGGCCCCCGAGATGTAATCAGCAAGCAGCAGATGCTGGGTTTAGGTGTACACCTAATTTTCGTAGAGGATGCAGCCCTGGAACAAGACCCGCTCTATTATGTTGGGGAGGCTCTCAACTACCGTGATCACTCTCACATGGGGAGTTAACCGATGGCTATAACTGATATCAATGTAACCGGGTATGTATTTCAGGGTGACGGGGATCCCCTTGAGGGGGCTACCGTCGAGCTACTGGAAACTGGCACTACGACGGTAGAGGCTACCTATTCGGGTGGCACGACGGCCGCAGGTCTGTGGACGTTCACGGAGACCTCGCTCGACACGACCTACGATGTGCGAATATCGGATGGCACCTCCAAGCGCTTACG